ACTATCAGAACCAAGTGGTTTAAATGTACTATCATTCCATTCAGATACCATCTCAGAAACCAAAGGTTTAATACGTTTCAATAATACTGGGGACTTCTTTACCATACGTTTTGCTTCTAACCAAACTAATTTAGCTTGGTCTTTTTTAGTCGCTACCGCATAAACTTCTGAACCGGGTTCACCATCAGCTATTTGTAAATATAATCCAATTCCCGAGCCGACAGTAGATTTTCCGTTTTTACGAGCAACAACGAGTAATACTTCTCTATATTTTCTTGTTCCATCTATTTTATGAACAAAACCAAACGCTGCGGCAATGAATGCTTTTTGCCATACCTCTAGAGTAATTGGTTTTCCGCCCCATTTTCCTTTTGAATGTTTACAAAAATTTTCAACGAATTCGATAGCATGGTTAGCCTTTTTAGGATCATATTCATATACGCTTTCTGTATCATAAATATCATCAACTAATTTTTTATATATCCTACGAACCTTATCGCATACAACTTCTTCCCCTGCTTCAATAAGGCTATAGTACTCAAGGATTGGATTATAAGATAACGGATATTGTATCCTCATTTATTCATCACGAAATCATCAAATCCATCATCCTTTTCCTTACTTTCAATTGGTTTTTTAGGTATGTAATCGCCCAACTGCTTCATTATAGTTTGGTAACTTTTATTCATAGAAATATAACGACGTGCTTGCGGACGTTCTCTTTCATATGGTTCTTGATTCTCAGACTGTGAGAACAATTCGTCATAACCATTTTCATCAAGATCTTTTCGAATGTCTTCTAATCGAACTCGTAAGTCTGCCGCTTCAACAATCAACCCCTCAACTACCATGAGGGTATCTTTTGGCATTTCTTTATAAATCCGTTTAAGTCTGTTTATTTCCTTTTTAACACGATCTTCTTTTGTTAACTCTTTCTTTATCGCCATCAATAACACCTCACTTCTTTCGTTTTGGGGTAGGGGGGGTCACGCGAACTGACCAATTTATTTTATGAAGCTCCCCATTCGGACCCCTAAGCCCTCTGGTTTTAGTTTTTGATAGGGGGGGTTGTCCTTCTTCTATTTGACCCAAGTACCTAAATACTCATGCTTAAATAATTCTCTTTGTCGTTCTACCAATTCTTTATTACAATTATTTATTAACAACACATGTTTCTTTACTTTGAATAAGTCCATGCTTACCATGTATACATCTTCATCTGTATCAACGATTTGTATATCTTCTTTTAGTTTTAATGCTTCAGTTAGTTCCTCTGTTGAGAACTTGGATAATACTTTTAATACACCCTCAGGTGAAACCTTTTCTTTATATACTCCATCCATCTATTTCACTCTCCTTAATCTCGATCCATCAATCACCCATGTCTTACCAATCTTCTTTGCTACAATCTTCCCTTCAGCACATAAGTTCTTAACATGACCAGGTGATACATTAAGGATAGATGCAGCTTCATATACACCAATTGTATTATGGAAGAAAGTATTCATATATCTTCCCTCCTAATCAAATCCCCATTCCCATCAAACATCACACCTTCTACCACTGGGCTGTTCTTCTCGTGATGCTCGCGGTTATGACAGTCTTGGCACAATAGCTCTAGGTTACTGAAGCTCAATGTAATCTCTGAATCATTAATATTCTCAGGTGTTATGTAATTCTTATGGTGAACAATCTTCCCTGGACGTGCTGTACACCTTTCGCATAACCCATGTCTGAAGTTGAAGTATGATTCTCTACACTTCTTCCATGTAGAACTCTTATAGAATTTTCTAGCGTAATCTTTTGCCATTCACCCACCTCACGATAGACTCTAATTAATTTAGTTGAAGATTCGAATTATATATTTACCAAATAAATACAAGCTGTTATAATAAAGTTACATTGCCATCGGATGAGACTTGAAAGCCAACAAGTTTCGTCCGTTTTTTATGTCTAAGCCTTTAAAAGCTCATCAATCGTCTTATCTAACACACTAATAAGAGACTCTTGTGCTTGTTTCGGTGTCATGTCATCGTTCATTTCGTTGTACATTGATACAGCCTTTTCTAGTTTCTGTGGATCGATATGTTCCTTTACCAATTCCACTCCAAGGATGTTATTAATCAACCTTCCTATCACTACTGATTGTTCTTGTTTCGTTAGTTTCATTTGTCTAACTCCTCCTTATGGTAATTCCTCTATAAAATAAAAAAGCAGCCTATTCGCTACTGTAATTGTTCAACTATCTCATTAAATAACTGTTGCCCTTTTTCCGGATATCTCTTTAATCCGCCGTTTGATTCGTATTCTCCATAATGGTGCCAAATATCAATAAGCGTTTCGCCTTTCTCCCACACTTGCAAAGAAAAGTCAGAACAAGATTTAAATAGTTCTAACGCTTCGCCTCTTTCTGTTGTGGCTAGCATAAGTTCCGTGTCTGCGTGAAAATAAAACATCACAGTGTAAACGAGCATGAAATCACCTCAAAAGAATCTTATTTTGAAAAAAACGTTAGGAATCTTGTTACATGCATGGGAAATGAATGAATATACTAGTTTACTAGATATAATATATCTTATGTAAACAAGTTTTTTGGGAAATATACCGTCATATCAACGTTTGTGGCACTTTTAAGAACCTCCCCTTACAATACCTTTTATGCATCGTTGATTTTACGCCATTTCCAGCACCTAACCACCGTTATTCCCTGCATAAACTTCACATTGTTAACTATCTCTATTTTTGTGCGTTATTATTCTTGTTCTTTCTGTTTCGGTTGCGCTTCTTGTGCTAACATATGCGTTGCCGTCATTTGTAAAAGTCCGATAATTTCATACGCCCTCATTTTTCCTGAATACACTTTAATTTCTCCATTTTCATCAACTGTAATAGTCAGTTCTTTCATTCATCTTCCTCCTCTATTTTCATTCGTTGTGTTCGTTTGTTTTGTTAGAGATCTTCCTCAACCTCATCCATCAAACGCACAGTTTCATTCGGGTCTATCTCAAGTACTTCCATTACAGTACATAAAGGAATATCAGCAACATCATCTACTCGTTCAGAAGCGAACTGATAGATATCTTTTACCCCCATACAAGCCACCCTGTTCCTAATCCGATTAAGAATGTAGGTAAAAGGAACGCTAACAAGAACCATCTAGACTCCCATAAAGCACAAAATACAATAGACCATCCAAATCCACTCATAACATCACCCTTTCCCGAATTGCCACCATTTCCTTTTCGGCTTTTCTTCTTTCTTCTCTAAAGGTGGAATATCAATACCATTTCGTTTCATTTTCTTCCTCATACATTCGTGGCTGCAAAAGTATTCATCGCTCCATTCTTCTGATTTACTGAAACGTTTTCCAGGTTCGTAACCTTTTCTACACGCTTCGCACCAATAAATAGAACCAATCATACCCTCACCCCTTATCATCCCTTAACAACAAACAAGACGCCACCAAGATCACGGCAACGCCTACGAGAATTGCTATTGGTTTAATCATTTTTATCTTTAACAAAGATTTCAATGGATTCTTTCACTTCTGGAATCTGTATCAATGCACCTACATTAGCAATAGCATCTCCTAATTCTTCAAATGCTTTTGTACATCTTTCAGTAGCTCGAGTCAATCGTTCAATTCTCTCTTGCGCTTCATCAGTATCTACATTAACTTCAATATCTAATTTATTTCTAGGACTCTTTACTTCTTCCATACTTCATCCTCCTAATCAAATGTCCATTTTGTTCAAATCTATGTTTAATGTGTAATTTCTATATAGCAAACAAAATTATTCTCTCTAAACCCAGAACTAACATACGATACAAACTGATCGGCTAATTCCTGGTTTACAAAAAACAAAAAGCCATCACCAAAGTGACAGCTCTAAAGGGGATGGGAGAAAAGAGAGAAAACAAATGGCAAAGTTTCTCTTCATTTCAAGGCTGAGTACTCTCAACCTTCTCCAAATCACCGCATCAATAGTATGGCTACACGCCCTGTGTTCGGTGACTGGGAGAAGACAAAGAATCTTCTCGTTTATACTCCATAGAGTCGGCTACTTAATGTCATTTTCGCCAATTTCTTTTACACAATGTGATTATATCCAAGACACATATCTTTCTTCCGGTGCCTTGTTTGAACCAACACATAAGACGGAGGGGAACCGCTGTATTGGCTCAAACAAAGAGCGGAAGCTCTCTGCTCGTTTAGACCTATATTTTTAAAAAAATCCAGTTCATCCGACCGAACGAACCATCACCACATTTGTAAAGCGATCCTTCTCGAAATCAAGAACTTTGAAGTAGTTTCCGCTACCTCTCAGTAATAATAGTGTATCACCTAATTATCAAGAACAGTGTGTCATCGTTGTGGCATGATTGTGGCTTCTTTTCATTTTGCTACTCACTCTTCTAATATGGTCATAGCTATAACCTAGCTCACTAGCGACCTGTTTTAAATTGAATCCCATTACATCTCGTAAATAAACAATCTGTTGTTCTAGACCTTTCTTTTTGCTCATAACAAACTGTGCTTCCCCCATTAGTACCTTCTTATCAGTAATACGTTGTTTTAATCGCTCTGACTTCTCCATAATACGATCATGACGACCAGCTATTTCATCTAAAGCTAACGGAATTTGTCCACCTGTTACACGATCCTTACTATAATCAGTAACTCCATTGAACTTAGGAGCATTCATATGCATATTTTTAATCAGGTATTTATGCTCTAACTTTAGGTCCTTTAATTCAATTTCCATTAATTCAATTTCTTCTCCTAAGTTTTGATAAATGTTTGTCATGGTAAATCCCCCTATTTCGAATTTGTCTTTTTAACATCACATAAGGTACGTGAAATTTTACTATCTCATTGTTGAATAAGGGAACATCGCGCATTAACATAGCCCCCA